GCACCAGGGTGCTGGTGCTGGTCCACCAGAAGGAGCTGCTCGAGCAGAACATCGAGAAGCTGCTGAAGATCTGGCCGACTGCGGACGTGGGCCTGTATTCCGCGGCCATCGGCAAGAAGCAGATGGGCAGGCAGCTCACTTACGCCACGATCGGCAGCATCTACAAGCAGGCGCACCGCCTCGGCCGCATCGACATCGTGCTGGCCGACGAGTGCCACCTGATCAACCCGAAGGAGGCCGGCATGTGGCGCTCCTTCATCAGCGACCTGGCTTGCTACAACCCGCACACCCGCGTGATCGGCTGGACCGGCACGCCCTTCCGCGGCAATGGCGTGTGGCTGACCGCAGGCGACGACGCGCTGTTCACCAACATCGCCACCCGCGTGACGATGAAGGAGCTGCTGGAGCTGAAGTTCCTGTCGCCCCTGGTGCCGGCCCCGACGGTGGCCAGGGTGGACGCACGCGACGTGCGCACCTCCGGCGACGACTACGTCGTCAGCGAGCTGGCCAAGGTCACCGACCGGGCCGACCTCGTCGAGGCCACTTGCCAGGAGATCGTCGAGCTCGCCCGCGACCGCAAGCGGTGGCTGGTGTTTGCCGTGACGATCGAGCACGCCGAGCACGTCAGGGACGCGCTGAAGCGCCGCGGAGTGACGGCTGAGGTGGTGAGTGCGGAGACCCCGAAACAAGAGCGTGCAGCCCTGATCTCGGCCTTCCGCGGGGGCAGGATCCGCTGCCTGGTGAACGTGGCCGTGCTGACCACCGGCTTCGACGTGCCCGAGGTGGACTTCATCGCCCTGCTGCGCGCCACCAAGAGCCCGGTGCTGTACGTCCAGATCGCCGGCCGCGGCATGCGGATCGCCGACGGGAAGACCGACTGCCTGTGGGCGGACTTCACCGACACCACGATCGAGATGGGTCCTGTCGACGAGGTGAAGGGGCGCATGCCCAGCACCAAGGGCAAGGGCGAGGCGCCCAGCAAGTTGTGCCCCGAGTGCGGCAGCAAGAACCTGGCGGCCGCGACGCAGTGCGTTGATTGCGGGTTCAAGTTCCCGGAGCCCGAGCGCATCAAGCACGGCGATCAGGCCTCGAGCGCGGCCATCCTCAGCAGCCAGGCCAAGACGATGATGGAGATGGTGCCCGTCACCGACGTGCGCTACCGCCTGCACCACAAGGAGGGCGGCACCGAGAGCCTGCGCGTGGAGTACTACGACGGCTTCCAGCGCGTGGCCTCTGAGTGGGTGTGCCTCAGTCACGACGGCTACGCACGCAAGAAGGCCGAGGCCTGGTGGGCTATGCGCGCCAAGATCGACGCCGTGCCCCACGACACCGAGGAAGCCCTCGAGTGGCTGGAGTACGACGACCAGATCCTGCGCAGGCCCGCGGCCGTGATCGTCAACCGGGCCGGACAGTACCCGACCATCGTGTCCCACCAGTGGGACCAGCCAGCATGACCAAGACCGAGCTGAAGATCCGCATCGATATGCACCGTCGAGAGCTCAAGGGACTCGAGAGAATCGAGGTCGGCTGCAGGACGTGCGAGCACTACGCGCTGCCGGAGTGCGACAAGTGGAACTCGGCGCCGCCGCCCGACATCGTAGCCAGCGGATGCGACGAGTGGACCTACGACTTCATCCCCTTCTGAACATGAACGCAAACGACACACAGGTGGCCGGCGACCACTACAAGCGCCAACCCATCCAGCCGTGGGACTACATCGCGGCCAACGGCCTGGGCTTCTTCGAGGGCAACGTCGTGAAGTACGTCAGCCGGTGGAAGACCAAGGCCGGCGTGGAAGACCTGCGCAAGGCCAGGCACTACCTCGACAAGCTCATTGAGCTGGAGACCAAGGCATGAAGAACCTCGCAAACCTGCTGGCCATCTCAGGAATCTGGTTCCTGTCGCTCGTGGGCCTCGGCTTCATCGCGCGTGCGATGTACGAGATCGTCTTGCTGGGATGGAGCTTTTGGCCATGACAATCACAATGCTGAAGTTGGAGGCGAAGTGACATGGAAACAGTGACACCATCTCGTTACGTTCGGCTGCCGCTCTTTGAGCGCATGACGGGCTACACACAAAAGGCCGTGAGACGAAAGATCGAGGAGGGTATCTGGGTCGAAGGCCGGCAATATCGGCGCGCCCCAGATGGCTGCATCCTCATGGATGTCGAGGGGTATGAGCGATGGGTAGAAGGACAGAGGCAGGCGGCGTGACCGCAAAGGGAGACCGCATCCAGGTGAGGTTCACTTGGCGCGGTCAGGAGTGGCGGCCCACGCTGCCACTCAAGCCCAATGCGGCCAACCTCAAGGCAGCAGAACGGCTGCGGCGCAACATCCTGGACGAGATCAGGATGGGCACGTTCAGCATGGCCGAACACTTCCCGGACTACAGGTTCAAGGACAAGCTACAGGAAGACCAGGCAGACGCTGCCAAGCGCACGCTCCGCGAGTGGGGCGAGCTGTGGTTGAAGTTCCAGGCGCGCGAGCTGGAGCACTCCACGCTGACGGTCTACCGCAGCCACCTGCGCACCTACTGGACCGGCATCTGGGGCGAGCGGCTGCCGGGCACGATCACGCACGAGATGGTGCTGGGCCGGCTGTCTGATCTGGCCAACGGATGCGAAGACCCGGGCGGCGCCAGGCACAAAGCGCTGAGTCGCAAGACGCAGAACAACATCGTGATCCCCCTGCGTGGCGTCTACGACCTGGCCTGCAAGGGCCTGCGCGGACTGCGCAACCCGACCGAGGGCCTGAAGAACCTGCGCACGCAGACGGGCAACCCTGATCCGTTCACGATTGAGGAGGTCGATGTCATCCTGGATCGGCTGGTTGCCCGGCATCAGGAGCTGGCCGACTACTTCGAGTTCGCCTTCTTTGCCGGCCTGCGCACGTCAGAGCAGATCGCCCTGCTCTGGCAGGACGTCGACCTGCGCGAAGGGACCATCAAGGTGCGCCGTGCGCGGGTGCTGGCAGAGGACAAGGAACGCACCAAGACCCACCGCGAGCGGACGGTCGAGTTAAACGCCCGCGCCAAGGCCGTTCTGCGGGCCCAGGAGCCACGAACGCGGCTGGCTGGGGCTCAGGTATTCCGCAACCCGTTTACGGGCCGTGCGTGGCACGACGACCAGGAGCAGCGGCGCGAGTGGACGACAGTGCTCAAGGCGGCCGGCATCCGCTACCGCCCGCCCAAGGAGTGCCGCGACACCAGCGTGACCCTGGCCCTGATGTCTGGAGCCGACCCCCTGTGGGTCGCCAACCAGCACGGGCACAGCCTGACCGTGATGATGAAGGACTACGCCAAGTGGATCCCGAAGGCAGACCGCGGCCGCAACCTGGAGGCCGTGAACGCCCAGATCGAATTCCGCACTAGTTCCGCACTACAGGGGGCTGTCGGGGAAAAAAGGGGAACAAAATCAACAACTTAGCTGGCGGAGACGAAGGGATTCGAACCCTTGCAATGGGGGTTGCAGGGGGAATGCAGGGGCATAAAAATCAAACACTTACGTCCCCCACATGACCCTTTGGTCCCATAATTCCGCACTAGATTCCGCACTAGACCATGAACGACTCTGAAAAACAGTTGATCCTGGACAGCAGACCATGGGAGCTGACAGGCGAGGAGATCCATCAATGGATTGCCCGTCAACCGGAGTTGTGGGACATCGACTCCAAAGAGGCCATGGATGCGGCCGTGCCGTTGAAGGACGTGATCGTCCGCAAAAAGGCGCCCGACGCTTGCGGCGTGTACTTCCTGATGACAGATGACGGCGGCTTTCGGTATGTCGGGAAGGCGACCAGCATCCGCGGTCGGATTGCGGACCACCACCGCAGGGGGCAGCAGTTCACCCACTGCTGGTGGATTGAGATGCCGCTCAAGGCCGCCGAGCTTGTTGAGTCCTACCTGATCCAGCATCACCAGTTCCCGCTGAACGTGGTGCCATCGCGAAGCGTCTTCTACGACAGCACAAAGCGCCTGTCCGAAGAAATCGAGCGGCATTTATCACAATGCTGATACTTTCAACTGCAAGAAGGAGAAAAATGGAATGAGCGCAACCTACGCCATCGCCAACGTGCAGCACGCACTGCAGGCGCTGAAGGAGAAGATCCCATCCGACCAGTGGGGCGAGACCCCGCTGCCCGTCATTGCCGCGCCCGGCTGGTGGATGGAAGAGGTCAGGCAGGAGCTGGGCGTGCCGCCCGGGTTCGAGCCTGGCGAGATCCACGGCTGCCACGTCACCCGGCAGGACAGCGCCACCGAGCCGGTGCTGATCGACCACGACGGCAAGGTCTACCCGATCCTGCCGCAGTGGCTGCGCGCCAAGGCCGCGGCCGACAGCGAGGGGGGTGAGGTATGAACGACAAGGCGCCGACGTATTTCACCGACGACCACGCGGCGAGCATGACCCTGCGCGACTACTTTGCGGCGAAGGCGATGCTCGGTCTTATCACTGAACCAGTTGAAGGAATAGGGGAAGCGATGTTCGTAAACCCTACAGACAATGTGTGCAGGGCGATCGCGTCTGCGGCATACGCGATTGCCGACGCCATGCTGAAAGCGAGGAAAACATGAACCGCAACAGCTACCGCGAGGTCGAGCTCCAGGTCGTGCGCTGGGCCGAGGCCAGGCGCATCATCCCCAACGCCAAGCCCCAGGCTCAGCTCAACAAGGCCCTCGAGGAGCTGGCCGAGCTGTTCAAGGCGGAGAGCCAGGGCAACATGCCAGGCATCAAAGACGGCGTCGGCGACGTCGTCGTCTGCCTGATCAACTACTGCGCGCTCAAGGACATCGACCTCGTCGACTGCCTGGCCCTGGCCTACGAAGAGATCAAGGACCGCCGCGGCACGCTGATGCCCGACGGCACCTTCGTCAAGGAGGCAGCATGAGCTTCGTCTGTCCACTGCCGCCCGAGAAGGTCTTCGTGCGCGCCGAGTACCTGTACGACCACGACCCATCCTGGGTCGGCCAGCTCTACGAGGGGATCTGGGTCAGCGTGAAGTCCATCCGCGGCCAGGCCTTCCGCTTCGAGACCTACCTGCCGGAGTTCGGCGCGCTGTACGACAAGCTGCCCCTGAGCGCGTTCGTGTGGCACGAAGTCCTC